TTTCTTTTTACCTTTTGTTTCCTTTTGCTGATTAACTTTAGTTGTGCAGACTTTATGAACTTCCCCATATTGCAATACTAAAGTTAATCATTCTGATATACTACTGTTAATCACTTAAAGGGTGATTGTGAACCTTGAAAAAATCGAATAGGGAAACGACAAACCATGAAAGGCGGTCATTATGTCTAGTCACATCACGAGCGATTACACGGTGTTGGCGATTGTGCAGGGTATGCAGAATCAAAAGATGATTGGATACCGAGACAGGTACTTCATGGCGGGTGCACTTCGGGCCATTAACGAGGCTATGACTTGGAAGCGGTGGAACCACGGCGGGAACGCCCTCCCCATCGAGAACGAGCACGCCGAGGTAGATTGGAAGAAAGTCCGCAAGTTCTCCGACGCTGAGATTTGGGTTAGCTGCAAATGCTGGCTCTATCAGGTGGAAACGGGCGACCCGATGGACTTTGACTTCATCACGCTGGTTGCTGGCGTGAAGAAGCTCCTGAAGGGCTTGGAGCGCAAGCACCTCGAAGACAAGTCGTGGAAGTGCAGGTGCTACTTCGGCAACTGGCATTTCTTCGAGGTCGGCGAGGACGGCGACGCCACAGACCTGCTTGACATCGTTGAATGGGATTTGGCGGCGTAGGGCAAAAGCCAGATGCAACAGGAAAAGAAAAGCCCCAAAAAGGGGCTTTTCTGATACCATGACAGGACGTGAACAGGAGGGTTCCGAATGGCTACCACGGAAATGACGCAGGCCGAGAAGCAGCGTTGGTTCGATTGGTTCGATGACATCAGGGAGAGCGGCGTCATGAACATGCTGATGGCTCCCAAGTTCCTCGCTGACGAGTTCGCTGGCGAAATCGACTACAAGACGGCAAAAGAGCTGTTCGTAGAGTGGTCGCACCTCTAGAGCCGACAACAGGAAACTAGAAAAGCCCCGCATCGTCGGGGCTTTTTTATTCGCCTGATGGTGGGTCAATCTCTATTCGGTCGCCGTCGCTTTCCAAAACGACCTTGTAACCCATGATGTCGGCCATCTTCGCGAGCGTATCGACGCGGGGAATCGACCCCTTGGCGAAAGTGGAGCCTATGAAGTTGCGGTTACGCCCCATCGCAACGGAAAGCTGCGATGCGTTGTAACGGCTCCGCTGCATCATGCGCTCTATGGCTTCTCTCTCTTTCATAACTTCAAGATAGCATAATGATTAACTTTAGTTGTGCAGACTTTATGAACTTCCCAATATTGCAATACTTTAGTTAATCAATCTGATATACTACAGTTAATCACTTAAAGAGTGATTGTGAACCTTGAAAAACCGAATAGGGAAACGGCCAAACGAGAGGAGCCATCATGCAAAAGATGATGACGAAAGCCATCGAAGCGAAAGCCCCGAAACTCTACGAGACAGACGGCCAAGGCTACGAGGCCCTAGCAGTTGCCCATTATTTCAGCTGCTTTAACGGCTGGGATTGGTACCTGACCGAATACGACCCCGAGACGGGCGAGGCATTCGGGCTTGTAAAGGGCCTAGAAACCGAGCTTGGATACTTCAGCATCCGAGAATTCGAAGAGCTGAACAGGCGGAAGGGATTGAACGTCATAGAACGTGACGCCTACTGGGAACCTTGCAAGCTGTCGAAAGTGGCATAAATCGGGCAATCAGGCGGGGCGACAAGCCCCGCCGACCTTTTAGGAGGCGCGGAAGATGGTGAAAACCTACAAGACGGCGTATCAAACCGTGATGGACGGCTTCAACGGGTGGAAAATCGAATTCGGAGATTACCACGACGTTATAGCTCACAGCCTTTTGAGGGCTATTAGCTTTCTCGAAAGCACTATGCAGCGCGGCGAAACGGTCTACTACATCCGCAGCACTTCGAGCCTCGAATACTTGCAGGACAAGGCATGGGCGATGGATACCGCGTTGGAAATCCACCCCTGCAATTACCCTGGATGCTTCGAGGTCACGAAGATGGCACGCGGGTACAAGGTGAAGACCCTGCTGGATGACACGGTTGTGTACGCCGATTAGGACGGGGACGGGGCGAAAGCCCCGTTTCCCATTGTGAGGAGGCGTGGCACATGTTTTTCGACAAGTGCAGGAATCTCGTTGAGCTGAAGGCTGAGTACAAGCGCCTTGCGATGAAGCACCACCCAGACATGGGCGGCGACGTGGAAATCATGAAGGCCGTGAACGCCGAGTACGACGCGGCATTCGAAAGGCTGAAGCGGTACCCGATGGATTCCGAGGAGCCTACCAAGACGCATCAGAACAGCGCAGAGGTGGCGGAGGACTTCAAGAAGGTCATCGACGCGCTGATTCGCATTAAGGGTATCGAAATCGAGCTTTGCGGCTCGTGGCTCTGGATTGGCGGCGACACCTACCCCGTGCGCGAGGAGCTGAAGGCGGCTGGTTGCCGCTGGCAGAAGGACAAGCGCAAGTGGTACTGGCACCCGCCAGAGAAGCACGTGGGCTACAGCAAGCGGCGTGCGAGCATGAGCTACATCCGCAGCAAGTACGGCTCTCAGCTCATCAAAGGCAAGGACGAGGAGCGCGTGGCGCTCACGGCGTAAGGGAGGAATCATGGCTGATTTGAAACTAGGCATCTGCCCGAAGTGTGGAAGCGCGGATTGCGACTGCGCACACGAGACGGTTGACGGCAACGAGCTTTCCGTTTGGTCTGAATGCGCCAACTGCGGCCATCAGTTCATCGAAGTGCTCGAACTGAAGCGCGTCGAGAAATGGGGTGACAGGCGATGAGGGCAACAGTCCGCAGAACAACCCGCAAGGTTTCTATCAGGTTTGGCGGGAAGACGTACAGGCGGCGCGTGTACGAGTTCCTAGACGAGGAAATCGGATGGTGGCGCGATTGCGTGAAGCTCGGCTCGATGTCGGTATACAACCCCGATTGCTACGTGCCGCTCGATACGTTCGAGGAGTATTCAACGACCGAGGAAGCGGCCTGTATACCAGGCCGCTGGGCGTGAGAGGAGAAGCGAGGATGGCTATTCGCGAGAACGAAGTGCGTGTGACTTTCACGAACATGGAACGGGCGCGTTTCCGTTTCAGGTTGGAGGTGTCCGAGGCGTTCGATTACGGGAACAAGACCTGCGTGGTTGTCGAGCAGGAGGGAAATCAGCCGATTACCGTTGACACCCGCTATGACAAGCGTGTGAGCAAGCGCATGGATGCTGAGGAGTTCACCGAGTGGTGCAGCATGTGGCTCCGCGACAACTATCAGGTGTTCATGGTCGAGCGCACCGTGGACTTATGGGAGAGGATGTCGTGATGTACGAGGTTTGGGTTTTGAGCAGGTTCAACCCCGCAGACAGCGGCGGGTGGCACCGCTACGGCACGGCGACCAAGTACTACGAGGTAGCACGCGGCAGGGCCGAGCGGTTGCGTGACACCCATAAGGTAGCCATCCATGACGTGACGAACGGCGGCGTTCTGATACTCGACTAAGGAGGTATCTCATGACAATCAACGAGCTTTTGGAGCAGGGCGTGATTCTGCGCAGCGTGGCCGAGGTGATTCACATCACCGACCCCGACGAGGAGCACCCGTATGGCAGGATTCAGCGCATCTGGGAAGGCACCCCGTTCGACATGATGGGCCGCTCGGATTGGAAGTGGGCCGACCGTGAAATCAGGTCGATATGGCCCATCCAGGACACCCGCTATCCCCTCCTGCAAATCGAGGTGGCGTGATGGAGCGGCGCATCGAGTTCCACGTGAGCGACCATGACTGGCTCGCTATGGTGTGGCCCGAATACGCTGACAGCTTCAAAGAGCCAGGTTTCAGATGCACCTACGCCATACGCGAGGACGAGCGCGGCCACCAGTTCTACGAGCTTCTAACGAGCGACGGGCGCACGAACTGGAACGACCTCAACGCATACGAGAAGTCGTGCCTCTGGGACTGCCAGAAGTACTTCGACAACCGCCTGCAAATCGTTGGTTGCCCAGATTACTGCATGAGCATGAAGGCGTCGGACGGCCCCCTATTCGATTACCAGACATTGAACAAATAACAGGATGACCCTATAATCAGGGCGCGAGAGAAAGGCGCGGACATGACCTTCAACGACTTCATCAACGATAGCGTCACAATCCAGGGCGCGGTGCGCATAAGCTCGTTCGACGGCGAGGGAAACGAAACCGTCCACTTCGAGGGAAACCCTGAAGATGACCTGAACGGCCTGTACGTTGACGCCGATTGGGGCGAGCGCGAAATCACGTTCCTCTTCGCCATCGACAACACCCTCCACATCGAAATCGAGGATGCGTAGCCATGGCGTACACCGAGGCACACAAACGCGCCCAGGCCAAATACAGGCGCGAGAAGGCGACGCAGGTTGTCATCCGCCTGTACGGAACCGATGCCGATATGCTCGAATGGCTCCAATCGCAGGAGAACAAGCAGGGCTACATAAAGCGCCTGATTCGGGATGACATGAAAAAACATGGTCTGACCTCGAAAAATAGTTAGTTTACCTATTGACAAATTATTAGGTATACCCTATAATACAGTCAATAGGTAAGAGCAGAAGGCTTTTACCGAGAGGAGAAAGAGAGCATGGATGATATGACAAAAGAAGAGTTTGAATTGCTCAAAAGGCTGCTACTGCTCGAATTAAGACGGGCGAGCAAGGCCGAAACGATGGAAGAGGTGCAAGCGATAATCAAAGAGCTAACCGAAACCATCGAGAGCAAGTAAAACGGGAAAGGGGCCGTCCGCAGCGGCCCCTTTCTTTTTGCCAGCATGGATGAACTGACGCCCCCGATTATACCGCTTCGTCACGCCCCCTGCATCTTAACCGCAAGCTCTTTAAGCTCCGCCGATGACTTCCGCGCCGCAGCGGTCGCATATGTGCTTGGTCGCCATCGCTACAACCTCCCGCTTGAACCGAACCCGCCATCGCCGCGCTCGGTGTCGGACAGCTCATCGACCTCTACGCACTCGCACGTGACGAACGGGACGATTACAAGCTGGAACACGCGCTCGCCCTCGGCTATGTGCTCGGGATGGTTGCTGATGTTATGCAGCGGCGCTTTAATCTCCCCGCGATAGCCAGAATCGATGACGCCGACGCAGTTCGCGAGGTTGATTCCGCGCTTGGAAGCAAGCCCCGAGCGCGGGAAGCAAAGCCCCACGTGGCCCTCTGGAATCTCGGCGGCGACGCCAGTTCCCACCATGACCGTCTCGTGCGGGGCAATGCGAACGCTGTCCCTGGCCGTGAGGTCTAGCCCCGCGTCCCCTGGCTTGGCGTGTTTCGGAAGCGGCGCTCCGTCCGTGAGTTTTACCCTAACCTGCATTGTCTTCCCTCCTTGATTCCTAGCAGCTTGTCCGCCGATACGCGCAGCGCCCTCGATAACCTGATAATCGCGAACGCCGTAGGCTCGCATCGGCCAAGCCTGTAGTTGTCGATACTGGAAACGCTCACGCCAGAAAGCTCGGCGAGCTGAACCCTGCTGACGCCCCGCGCCTCCATGATGATGTCGAGGTTTTCGCCGAACACCCTGGCGATTTCCCTCCGCTCGTCGTAGATGAATCGGCTCATTTCGCGACGCCTCCCGCGTCTGCGTGGGAAACGCGCTCGAATCGCACGCCGTAGACCTCGATTGCCTTCAATTCCTCGTAGAACCGCTTAGAGTAGGTAGGGTGCATGTAGAGCACGCCTATCTCGCGCTCGTCTGGTTTCGGTATAGCGTAGACGTTCCTGCCGCCGTTGGCACAATCACTCATCGTTCACCTCCTGGAAGTTGATTCCGTATTCCGCTCCCCACTCGCTAAGCTGAGCACCTTGGGCAAGCGCCCAGGCGATTACAGAGAACGCGCAATGGTAGATGTCTCTATTGCCCTCGTGGGTTATCGTTTCGTGCATCGCGAGTGCGCAGTCACCCTGGCATGCCTCGTCGCGTTCGCTGATGTACTTGCTGTACTTGAATGGGCATTTCATAACGCGAAACCTCCGTTTTCAATCACGTTTACTACGTCAATTGTCATTCGAAATCCTCGCATCCCTCGTCTTCCACCGAATCATCGAGGCTGACGAAATCGCAGGCCACGGTGCAATAGCCCATTCGCTCAGGGTTCTCCCACCAGCTCTCGTCGGGCTTGACGCAATGGCCGCAGTCCTCGCATGTCTTGCCCTCGATGTATGCGCGGTACGCCTGCTCCTGCCTGTCGCAGTACAAGTCCCATTCGCGTGCGGGGTCGATGTTAGGTTCTCCGTATGCGTTCATCGCTTCACCGCCTTCCTAAAAAGGCCGAGTTTGCGCCCCTTCTGGTTGTTCGCCTGCGCCATCACGCATCACCCCTCATCCCAGCCTCCTTGAAAATCTGTTGCGCAAACCTTTCATGGACTCTCCCACGCTCAAAGGCTCTCCGCTCTTTCTCGTCTACGCATACAGGAGCGAGAACATCGGCTATCAAACCGCCGTCAGCTAGCTCGTTGCGGATGGTGTCAGGCTCGTCAATTACCTCATCTTCGCCTTTCAGCCATTCGAGCAGCGCGTCTTGGTCGCGTGGCTCGACATCACTCGGACACGCAGGAGCATCGCGGAACGGGCAATTCGGGTAACATGTACCGACGTCTTCGCATTCTTTCCGTACCGTTATCAGCGTCCGCGCCGCCCTCTCGGGCGTGCCGAACAGCTCGGCCCATCGGCTCTTGTCCTCGGCGTAATCCAGTTCGGAGGTCGCGCTTTCGGTGAACCAGAGCTTGCGCAACCCGTCCCAGCTCGCCTTGATTCCGTAGTCGTTCTCAAGGCATCGCAGCAGCACGTCGCGTTGCCCTTCCAGCTCGGCTATGCGCTGTTTCAACGGGTCGCAAAGGCTGTCGGCATAGCGTCCCATGCCTTCCGCGCATTCCGCGCACGAGTTGTCTTCGCGCAACTGGTCTAGCAGTCCCATCTGCCAGCAACGGAACAGGATGCTGTCGAGCACCGCGACTTCCTCTGGCCTGCTCTCGATATTCGTGCATTCGAGCAGCTTCCTCTTCGCCTTGCCGATTAGCTCGAAGCGGTCATCACCGCATACTTCGCCGCAACTTTCGCGCTCGCCCTCATCCTCGCGTTCGCCCTGCTCGGAAACTTGACCGTAACTTTCTTGCAGCCTCCGCTCGGCTTCGGCGGCAATCTGGGATGCACGGTAATCGCGCAGGGCATCGTTCTCTTTTTGCAGCCCGTCCTCGGCTTTCCACTTGGCTTCTAGCGCCTCGATTTGCTCGCGCCCGTAAAGGATGCCATTTTCGTTCTGTAACACGAATTTATCCCGCAAGCCCTCGATGGTGTTGGCGGCTTCGAACAGCATGCCGCTAACCTGCTGCATCTCGTCAACATCTTTGCGCCTATATAGGCACCTGCCGAGTTTTCCTTGCATGTTACGAGCGACTTCGCGCAGCTCGTCGCATTGCGAACCCAACATACTCATCGCTTCACCACTCCTCGCTGAGAAGGTCGAAGGCCAAATCCAGGCCGCGCTTCCAGTACTCGTAGATGGTCTTCTTGCTGTACCGCGTCTTGTCTCGCTTGGTTATCTGCTCTACCGTGAGGCGGTTGATGTAGACGAACCGCAGCACTTGACCAGCGTTGCCGTCCTGACGCTGAACCTCGCTGATTAGCTCTTCAACGTCCCTGAAGTCGCCTATGAAGCGTTCGGCCATGTGGCTGAGCGTTTCAACGGCCTCGTCCATCCGCTCCAACGACTTCGCCATCTTGTCGTGGTTGTCGCCACCGACGCTCATCGAATCGATTGAGCTTGTGATTGAGTAGAGCGCAGATTCAGCCTTCTCCAACCCGACGATGCTCGATTCCAGGCGGTCTTCTACCATGTCGAAGCTGCGCAGGAACCTATCTGCCGCCTTCTGCTCCCTCGTGAGCACCAGCCTAGCCATATCAGTCCTCCAACAACGCCATAGCGCCAGCGACCATGCCCAGGAACGTGTCGTACGTCATAACGACCGCGTTCTCACCGAAACGCTTCTCTCCGACGCCCTTCAGGTGGAAGAGCACCACGCCGAACTCGGCATCGGCGTTCCCGCGCTCAATTTCAGCCTCGCGCAGCCAGCCAGGGATGTCGTACCTAGCCTCGTTCTTGCATTCGATTACGACGGGCTTCCCGCGCATCTTCAGGCCGTGTAAATCGCCCTTGTCGTTCGCGCCAGCGAGGGCGGCACGGTGGAGCGCATCGCCGCCCAGACGCCTGTTGCCGTAGTCCTTCGATTTCGTCTCGAACCACGTGCCTTTCTGCTTCTGCTTGCTCATGTAGTCACCTAATCCCTTTCGACGTGGTAGAGGCTGTACGTGCTGCCGCATTCCTCGCAGCAGATTGATTCCTGCCCGTACCACAAATCCGTGTAATCGAAGTCGCCGATGTCCCTGCACGTCTCGTGGCCGCATTTCGGGCATTCGGCCCTTACGGCAACGTCCTTCGTCTCGATAATCCCGATTGCTTCGAGGGTCATAGCAGCCTCCCCTGCTCGGGCGGGACGCGCCTGTTCCAGTTGTCCCACGCTCCCTGCGTGCTGTCAGAAGGCGTCCCCGTCGCTTTGCAGACGCACGCCACGAAGTAGCCCCAGCGCGGCGAGTGCTTGCATTGCGCGTTCTTTTTCCCGCAGAACGGGCAGGCTTCGTAATCGCGGGTGCTCATTTCTCAACCCCCTCGAACCTCACGCGCTCCTTGACCTTGTTGGCGGGAACCCAGAACGCGCCTTTTCCAGAATCGTTGTCCCATCGGCGCACGTTGATTGCGCCCTTGTGGCTCACCGCCACGATTCGGAACTTCTCGCGCCGCCCTGTGAACTTGTCCTCTATCCAGCACGCCTTGCCCAGCAGCACCGCGTAGGGCGCGAATAGCTCCTGCCTCTCGTATGTGCGCTTGCCGTGCCAGACCATGACCGCGAGCGTTATCGCCGCGCCGCAGAGCATCCACCAGAGGATGCCGATTGCCGTTACCAGCCAAGCCATTTCTTCCTCCCTCGATACTCGATGTCCTCGCCCGTTCGGGCGTCGTGGATGACCCACTTGCCGTACTTGAAGAGCTGGTTGCTGTGAGGCTCGATGTCCTTCAGGAATTCGCCGCTCCACCATTTCTCGGCGTACTCGTCGCTGTCCCAGGCCCAGGTGGCCTTGTAGCGAGCGCCGCCGTGGAAGCCGTTGTGGCAACCAGTCGTGCCAGTGCCGCAGAGCGCGAAGAGCGCGGGTTTCAGGACGAACTGGCCCCATTGCGTCTTCAGCAGGAAGACGTGGCCCCTCGATAGCGGCGGGTTGTGGTGCACGCTGCCGACCTGCCGCCTGCAAATCGCGCAAACGGCGTCAGGCTCCTTCTTATGGCTCTTCACGCCGCTGCTGGCGTAGAAGGCCATGATGTGCGGCTTGCCGTAGCATTCGGCCACGTCGTAGGAGAGGCCGCATAGCTGCTCCACCCTCGGCGTGAAGCTCATAGCAGCCTCCTGTCCCCGCCGCCGAAAACCATCTTGTCCGTCATGCCGAACAGGCGCGATACGATGGCCTTGGCGCACGACACGTCGCCGCATTCCGATAGCTTCTCGCCGAGCGTCGCCTTGTCGAAGTTGCACGTCACGACAACGGGCTTCATCTGCTCGTCGCGCTCGTTGATGACGCGGTAGAGCATCGGAACGACGGCCTTGTTGGCGCATTCCTTGCCCAAATCGTCAATCACGAGTAGGTACGGAGCCGACCACTTGCGGAACAGGTCTTCTTCGGTGTTGTCGCGTGTCGTGCTGAAAAGCTCGCCCTTCATGCGCGATGACGAGGTGAAAACGACGCTCTTCCCGAGGTCGATTACCTTCATCGCCAGCGCGGATGCGTAGGTTGTCTTGCACGTGCCGTTGTCGCCCTGGATGTAAAGGCCCCGACCCGCCATGACGCGGGGAAGGCCGTATGACAGGTCTGCCGTGGCGGTTAGGTACTTCGGCGGGATTCCCGCCTTCTCGTAGCGTCCCATCCGCTCGGCCTCGGCCTTTGCCGCTTCCTCGGCTTTCCGCTCGGCCTCTTCGCGCTCGCGCTCGGCGACGGCCTGCGGACAGGGGCATTCGGCGTACCCGAGGAACACGTCTCGGTGCTCGTTCGCTATCTCGAACGTCTGGTAGAGCGGCTTCAGCTCGGAGCCGCAGAACCCGCATCTAATCGGCGTACTCGTCAAACTGACCGCCTCCCTTCCTCTGAATCGGGCGCTCGTTCAGGTACCCTTCGAATTTCGACTTACTGAAGAGCGTGGAGGGGCGCAGGTAGGCGTCCATCTTCGGGTCGTTCAACCAGGCTGAAACCTTGTTGTCGATGACGCGCTTGCAGTCATCGACGGTGAATCCCTCGGCGAGGCGTGCGCCGATTAGCTTGCGCGTCTGCTCGCTGGTCGCCTTGTAGCTGCGCCCCGCCCTCTCGTTGAGGTACCCGATGACTTCGGCGACCTCAGAAGGGGCTTTGGGGTTATTTGTTTCGCTAGAAACAAATACTTTCTCTTCCTCTTTCTCTTCGCTTTGCGTTTGCTTCGCGTTTGCTTGCGTTTTGCTTGCGTTTTGCTTGCTCGCTTGTCCGCCTTTTCTTCCCGCGTTTGCTCGCGCTTTGCTTTTGTCGAGCGTGGGCTTAATCGCGATGAAAAAGCCCAACGCTTCGCCTTTGAGCCAGTCTGGCTCCATGCCGAAATAGCCGTATTCGATGATTGCGCGGTAGATGTCGCCGCGCACTCTCGGGCTGTAGAGCTGAGCACCCTCGATATGTGAATCGAGAATCAACACGTCAGCCGCCCCCTAGAATGGAATGTCATCGTCGTAAACCGACGTGTCGTAATCCATCTGCTGCTGCGCTGACGGCATCTGCGCGGCCTGCGCTGGCTGAGGTGCCGCCTGCGGTGCCGTTTGCGGCTGCTGGTACTGCTGGGGCGCTGGCTGCGCGTACTGGGGCTGCATCGGCTGCTGCGGCTGCGCTGTCGGCGGCGCGTAGTACCCCTGCTGCATCGGCGGCTGCTGCGCGTATTGCTGCGGCGCTGGCTGCGCGTACTGCTGCGGTTGCTGGTAGCCTTGCCGCTGGCCGTTCTGCTGGCCCTGCGTGTTGATGAACTCGATTTCGTCAATCAGCACTTCGAGCTTGCTGCGGTTCTTGCCCGTGTCCTTGTCCTGCCACGACGAGTAGCGCAACTTCCCCTCGATGAGCACCTTCGTTCCCTTGCGCAGGTAGTTGGCGATGCCCTCTGCTCGGTTGCCGAACATCGTGCAGTCGATGAAGTTCGCGATGTCCTCCCACTCGCCCGTCTGCTGGTTCTTGCGGGAATCGTTGCAGGCGACGCCGATTGTCAGTATCGCCATGCCTGACTGCGTGCGCCTAAGCTCTGGGTCGCGTGTCAGGTTCCCGCTGATTACAACTCGGTTTATGTTCTTCATTGCTCGTATCCTCCGCTGTTCCAAACCCTCTGAATGTCCGCATCGACTATGCGAAGGCGGATTTTGAGGATGTTTATGTACTCTTGGCTCGACTTGTAGACCGCCTCTGAGCTGATAACCGCCTGCTTCAGCTCGGCTACGTAATCCAGGCCGCGAACCAGGTCGCCCGTGACCGTGACGGGCGTTCCCTTGGCCCTCTCGCGCAACGTCTCGACGCGCACGGCCTTCTTGTAGGCGGCTGTGTTCTCGGCGAACTGGATGCCGCTCCTGCGGTACGTCTCGACCTCCTGCATGAGCAGGTTTTCAAGCTCGTCCCTTTTCGCGTAGAGGTCTTGCATCGCCTAGACCACCAAGAACTGTCGGTTGCCGCACTGGCATTGGCTCCGCGCCATCTGGTCTGCGCTCTCGAACTGGTACTGCATGCCGCAGGCGGAGCAAGCGCCGATGAACGGCTGGTTGCTCGGCGGCGTGTTCACGGGCTGGTTGAGCGCGTCGCTGTCGGCGGTATCGTCAATGGCGAACAGGTTGCCGAGCGCCCTCTTACCCGCGTAGCTCGACGCGCTGCCCGTAGTCTGGCTCGAATCCATCTTGGGCTTGCTCTCGGGTTCGCGTGCGTACCCGCTCGCAGTGACGAGTTCGCCCGTCTCGACATCGACCAGCTTGGCCGTGGTCTTCACGTACACCCACCCATCGGCGACGAAAACAATCTCGTCCTCGCAGATGACAACGCAATCGCGCTCGTGAGCCAACGGCTTGATGGCCTCCAAGATGTCCTCTTTGCTTCGGTAGTTGTAGTCGCCGAAGCTGTTGTAGTGCGTCTTATCGACCTTCAACGCGCCCTGAAGCTCCAAGAGCTTCCGCATGATGTTCGTCTGGTTAGGCTCCATACTGGTACATCCCCTCTCGTGCGGCCCTAGCGGCCCTCTCCTGCTCGCGTGCAACGACCTGGGCGAGCGTGCCGTTCTTGAAGGTGCCAGTCACGCCGACCAGTCCGCAGAACTTGCCGATTACCTGCATCTGGGTCTGCGATGCGCCGTCTATGACCATGACCCTCTGCGAAACCTCGCCCGTGGTGTCGCTCGCGTTCTTCAGCGCGTCGCGAAGGTTCTCTAGCTTCGGCAGCGGGAATGCGCGGAGGAGTGCCGCTATGTCGGCGATTACCTCGTCCTTCCCGATAGCATCGGCGGTCTGCGCCGCCATGGGCTGAGCGGGAATCGGCGCGGCGGGAATTGGCTGCGGGATGGGCGCAGGCTCGGCGTAGACGGGATGGGGAGGCGCGTACTCGTCGGCCTCGCAGGTGACGGGCGCTTGTTCGTACTCGATTTCAGGCTCGTATGCCTCGGGCGGCACCGCGTCTCGGACGGATTCTGGCTCGGGCGCAAGCTCCGCCTTCATGGCCTCTATCCTGCGCTTGTCCTCGGCCAGCTTCCCCGCCCACGAGATAGCGCCACCAACGTCCAGGGTTTCGAAGAAACGCGCCTCGGCGTCCTCGTGGAATTCCAGGTTGAGCGACTTCAGCGTTTCCCAGTCTTTGGCGATTCCATCGACCTTCGATTCAAGCTCGGCCTTCGCCTTCTCGATGTTGAACGTCTTGTTGAGCCATTTATCGTCATGCAGCTTGTCGTAGGGAACGACATCGACCAGCAGGCCAGCGTAAGCCTCGTAGTGCTCGCGCAGCTCCGCCTTCTTGTCTGACTTGCGCCTGTCCTCGGCTTCCTGCTCGACCGAGTTTATCCGAGCGGAAACCTCCTTTACCTTGTCGCGTATCGCGTTGGCGCGTGCCTCGAAGGCCGTGAGGGGCAGGAGGTACTTGTTCTTGACATCCTTGCGCCTCTCGTCAATCTGCTTGGCGAGGCCGTTGAGGTACTTGCGCTCGCGTGCGCACTGCGCAACGTCCTCGGCGCTGTCGGCTGACGGCTCCCATCCGTCGTACTGCTTCAGGATGCCGTCCACAACCTTTTCCAGCTCATCGAAGTTGGCCGAGATTTGGCCAGCGTTGAACGTCACGGCAAGCTCGCCCGTCTCGCGCTCCTGCTCGGGTTCGATTACCTCAGCCTCGACCTCGATAGGCTCGTTTACCTGAAGCAAGCCTATGAGGATTGATTTCTTGCAGTTCTTCGGAACGCTCACGCCCCATTTACGGGCGAGTTCCCGAAGCTCCGCAACCGTCATCTTCTGGTAGTCCATTAGGCATCATCGCCGTTCTCGAACTCCTCGGCGGTCATGACGCGCACGTTGCCCTCGATTCCAAGCGAGCGTATGACGTTCCGCGCGGCTTCGCTCTGCGCATTGTTCATCATGTCCTCGATGAAGTCTTGGTAGACGTAGCTGTAGGCGTTTTCCAGGTACTCGCGAGGCGTCATCCTGTAAGTCTCGGCGTCCTTGGGTGTTGCCATGAACATTAGACCAGCGATGAAGCCTTGGGAGAAAAGCGCCTTATGGTTCGTGATTTCCTCATCGTCGCCGTAGAGCTTGTTGTTGATTTCTTCCACCTGCTCCATGGCGAGGCTTCCGCAACCCGCCTTGGGTTCTTCAGGTGTTGCGTTCTTGCGCTTGTTGAAAATCGGCATCATTGGCCGTCCTTTCCTAAATCGGGGAGATAGCTCACGGGCATAAGCCCGTAGCAGTCGATGTCCGAATCGGCGAATTTCAGGGGTGCGTCCATGAGCGACGGGTCGTAGAGGGCCAAATATCGGGCGATACCCGCCCACTTGGCGTTTGCGAACTTGTAAGGCTCGTCCAAGACGTTTATCCCGCGCTCCATGCAGAACACGGCTACCCTGTCGCGCACACGTCCGACCTTCTCCTGCGATTGCAGCGACTTCACGAAGCCGTAAATCTCGAAGAAGGCGTCCTTGTTACGCTCCATCCAGCTCTTAGCCTCCAAGGCCATCTTTCGGCCAGCGGCTATGCTGTCGCCCGTCTTCACGAGGGAAAGCCTCGCATGCGGCGACTTGATGGGTACGCACATCCCTACCACCAGCCCTTGATGAAGTGGCCCACGCACCATGCGAACAAATCGAGCAGGCCCTTGGCTGCGAGCACGGCGAAGAGGCAGGCGGCGAACGTCTGCGCCATTTCCTTTAAGGTCATGCCCTCGCTGAGCGGGTAAGGCGAGCGCCATTCATCGCTTCTGCGCTCCCTTTTGTTAAAATGGATGTTGCGCGGCTCCATCGGCTGCGTTTGTGCGCTCTTCTTACTTTGGCGAGTGGTGGGGCGCACATTTCGTTCTCTGGGCATCTCGAACTCTTTAGGATTCTGCATAATCACTCCTTTCAATCCCGTATTCCTTGGTCATGTCGATTAGGTACCTGACCCCGCTGCCATCGCCGCCGTTCGTGATGACGTTCTTGATGACGCCTCGGTTGATGCGGTTGCGCACCGTCTTCTCGTCGCATTGGAGAATCGGTGCCGCCTGCTTCGGGGTGAGAATCAGGTTCACGCTCTCGCCTCCTTCCTAATCCCTGCACACGAGAACATCGAGTGTGCAACCAAGCGCCTCGGTCAGCTTGTAGGCCGTGTCGAGGTTCATGCCCGTTCGCGTTGTCTCGGCGCTCCTGATTGTGTTCAGCGGAACGCCTGAAGCATTTGCAAGGTCTTCCTGGCTCCATCCCTTATCAGCTCTAAGGGACTTCAGCCGCCTCGCTATACGCTCTCGGTCATATGACATCTACTGTTCACCTCCTTTCACATAGAATCAGACCAAGTAAAAACCAACGGTTTAACTGTTGGTTCTCACACTATATCTACAGTGTTAATGGCTGTCAAGTCAATTTCCAACATTTATATTGTGTTTTCGACATTTTGCCTGTAGTATTTAGTCATGATGCGACGATTGGAAAAGCCATGAATCTACAGTTAAAACGTCTTAGAAAACAGGCTGGTTTCAAAACGCAAAAAGACATCGCCACTGCTCTTGGAGTTCCAGAGAGGCGCTATGCCTCATGGGAGCGCGAAGAGGTGATGATGTCTTTGGAGCAGGCTTGCAACGTTACAGAGCTGCTTGGATGCACGTTAGAAGAACTTGTTGGTCGCAAATCTCCGAGAACCTACGCAGATAAAAGACAAGCAGCCGTGAACGGGTACTACGAATCAATGAGCGATGATGGAAAAGGGACGTTGTTGAAGGTTGCTAAAGGGTTGGCTAAAGACGGTGCCAACCGCATCGAAAAAGATAGGGCCGAATGCGTTCAAGATGCATCCGCTATTGGTGCATGATTGGAAGGAAGGTGCTTCATGAACAGGTTGGGGAAAGCGTTTGCTTTGATTCTGGTTGCCATGCTCGCCTTTGTCGCAGTCGGATGTTCCAGCCCATCGGCGCAACAGCAATCGTCATCGGCGCAGCAATCGGCCAGCTCGGCATTGAGCAAGCAGGACGTTCAGGATTACTTCGCAATCCCAGAGGTCGCGGATTTCTACCAGAACATAGGCGGGGCGCTGAACACGATGAACACCGCTGTCGATAACAAGGACGCTGACGCCCTCGATGCCCTGTTCCTCGAAATGAACGGGAAGGTTCGCGCGTTCAATTCGAAGGGCGAGGTACCCGCATCGTGCAAGGAGCTTGATTCCAAGCTGAAGCTCGCTGGCAGCTCGCTCATGGTCGCAATCGGCGACTACTCATCCGCAATGAAAGCGCTCGAAGCTGGGGACAAGGGCGAGTACCAGAAGAACATGGACGAGGCGAACGAGTACGTGAGCGAGGTGACGGCGGCGCTTCAAGAAGTAAGGGCAATCATAGACGCTGCATAGCGAAGGAATAGACCCCGCGACAGTTTGGCGACGGGCGCGGGGTCGTTGTTGACCAATCGTCGGGAAAACGAAAGGCCAGGTGCATTTTAACATGCGCGTAGAAGGTCATGGCTCGGTAGAGCAGTTGGAGAAGAATAAGCCACGCGGGAAGTGCCGCAAATGGCGGCTATGGGTTCGCGCTGGCGGCAAGAACAAGTCGCGTCGTTTCACGGGGACGTACCGCGAGGCTTTGGCGGCGCTAGAGGCGTTCAAGGCCGAAGTCGAGGCAATCGTCCCAAACTCAGACAGTTTCCGCACGTATGCAACCGCGTGGGCTGATTTCAGGCGCGATTCGAACAGTTTCGACCCGAACACCATAGCGAAGGATTACCGCCATGTACGGGCGCTCTCAATCGTCCTTGGCGACAAGGCCATGGACGAGATAACGCCCGAGACGTGCCGTGACGCGCTGAACAGAATCAAGCACGGCGAGAACGCCACGGGGCGCGTGCTGTCGAACACAACCATGGAGGGGATGCACGTCGCCCTCAACCAAATCATGAAGCAGGCCGAGGATGACGGCAAGATAGCCGTGAACCCGATGCGCAAGCTGAAGCCACCGAGGACGGACACCAAGGAGCGCGACGCTCTGACAAAGGATGAAATCGGGCTGTTCCTGAACCGCGTTGACCAACTGCCGCTAGACGGTCGCGTGATGGCGCTCTACCTCATGGCCTGCCTCGGTCTGAGGCGAGGCGAGGCGTGCGCCCTCATGGACGCCGACGTTCACGACGGCATGGCGCATGTGAGGTACGCCGTGAAGGAGCGCAACGGCAAGCTGGGCCGTCCGAAGAGCGCGGCTGGAATCAGGACGTTGCCCGTGCCTCCGAGGCTTCAGGCGAAAATTGATGAGTGGCGCATCGTGCGGTGGGAGAAGGGGTACGGCGACGCGAAGACGCTCGCGTGCGACACGCAGGGCGGGATGCTGCTGCCGCAGAACCTTTACAGATGGTGGCGCGGCGATGTCGAGCACAAGGGCGTGCGCAACGAGCTTGGCTGTCCCGACATGGTTCTCCACGAGCTGCGCCATTCGAACCTGACGATGATGGCACGCCACCTCAGCCCGTTCGACCTTCAGCGGTACGCTGGCTGGTCATCACTCGAACCCGCAAGGGTCTACATCCACGAAGACCTTGAAAGCGTGGTGAAGGGCGTCGAGGACGCATGGAAGGTCATGGCGTGAGGCACTTCATCACCATTTCATCACCACCACGCAAAAAAGCAGGCCAGGAAATACATCCTGACCTGCTATTACTTTTGGTAGCTCCGACCAGATTCGAACTGGCGACCTGCGTGCGGAAAGCGGTAAAAAGCGGTATGAACTGGGAAAGAGCGGAATACTGCGGTAACGCTCTGAACTGGGATAACGGGTTTCCGCAGAGATTCCCTTCACCGTTTTCATCACCACCCGCGCACGGTCGAGCCGTCCATCACCACCTACGGCATCCTGCAATACCAAGAGCTGTATTTCACGTACTCCTTCGGCAAGTCCCTGACGATGTAGTGAACGCCGTCGAACTCGAACTCGCTGATTCCCGTCGTTTGCGCCTCCCAGACCTGGTGAACCGTTTCAAGAACTGGCCTGTCTTTCGGCGCGTGGTCGAACTCGCAGGCGTCAGCCGTCTCTGGATGGATGATTGTCGATACGATGACGAGCAGCGCGAGGAGCGCGAACAGGAGCGTGTCTAAGGCAATCAGAACAACGCAGGCCACCGCGAGCCTATCGCCCCTGCCCATCATGACACCTCTTCGAGAATCCAGATGAAGCCGCCAATCGCGAGCATGTAGGCAACGTAGAAGGCGATTATCGCGAGGTTGTACTTCATGGCCGCTACCTCGAAAGCTCGATATAGAAGCGGTCGATGGGAACCATGTCGCCAGCGTAGCCGTCTTGGCCGTCCCAGGTGTCATCATCGTATTGCCACGGCCACCAGTCCTTGCCGCAATCGCTCACGCGGTACTTCGCGGAGAAATATCCCGTCTCTGCGATGTTCGGTGTCTCGTAATAGGCCCTTATCGCTATAATGTCGGAATCCTCCCAGCCAGCGTAGCCGTTCTCGTCATCATTGATGTCGTAGCCGCGAACTGGCTCCAACCAGCCGTGCTTCGCCGTGCAAGCCTGATACCAGCCGTTGCCGTGGAAGTTGACGGCGAACGCCTTCAGCTTCGTGCCGTCGCCGCAGACACCCTCGGCGAGCCAGCCGTTCTCGGTCTTGACGCGGAACGGCACATCGGGAATCGGGCCGTCCGTGATGACGGGCGCGGGTTCGACATAGCTTCCAGAGCCATCTGCTGCACCGTTGTAGTGGAGCGTGATGCTCGAAAATGCCCTGAAGGGGCTAATCATGGATTCGAAGCCTGTCTGGTCGCCAGTCTGCCCCCCGTACACGTCGCCGAACTCGTTGATGCAAAACTCGCTCATGCAATCCCAGCCGTCGTAAGGGCTGTTGCCCTGCCCTCCGTCTTGGCACATCGCTATATGGTTCGCGGGGTCGAGATAGCCGTCGCCTCGCCAAGCCTCGGTGTCGTAGGTGCTCCAACTGTCGAACAGGCCAGAGCCGCAGCACACCGATTCGGCGTTTCCCGTATAGGTCATGTCGTTGATAGCGCCAGCGTATTCGGTGTATTCGAGCGCCAAGCGCCATGCCGTCTGCCAACTGGAAGAGCAGTCGTAGCTTCCCGTCTTCAGCGTGTAGGTGCGACCGCTGCTAGATGTGAAGGTGATATACTCGCCGTCCTCGCCCCATCGCGGCGACCAAGAATAGCCGAAACGTGGGTCTTCGCACATGAACGCATGGATTTCAGCAGCTTCATTCGCAATCGAGATGAAATCGGCCATAGCTACGCCTCCTTCGGCTCCTCGGGCGCGAGCGCCTTTTCAACGACCTTCGGCGATGTCGCCGTGGCCGTGACGCTCGTACTGTTGATGGTTTGAACCGACTTGGCAGCTTGGCCGTCAACATAGGCTTCGCATGCGGCGTAGATGCCAGCCGAGAGCGCCATGCACACCGCGCAAACGCTCGGGTCTGCGATGCCCGTAACGCCAGCGGCGAAAGACGCCAGGAAGGCGGCGACGGCAAGCCAGAACTTGCGGCTCGTGAACTTATGCAGGATGTTCATCCTCGTTCTCCTCCTCTTCTTGAACCTCGACGTGGGACATTTGCTTGTTGGCTGGGTTGCCCTCGACGTAGCGGATTTTTCTGCCCTTGATGAAGGCCAGCGACGCGAACTCCAAGCCGAAGCACCCGAAGAACAGCACCGTCAACGTGTCGTTGAGCGGCTTGCCGTTCCATAGGTAGACGAAGCACGTCACCGTGAACGCCACGATGGTCAGCAGGCAAAGGAAGACAATCGCCTTGCTGTACTGTCCCGCCTGCTTGACTTCAAGCTCTTCGAACCCGTCATCCTCGTATTGCTCTTCTGCGTGGTCTGCCATTGCAGTCACCTCTTCTCGTCAATGGGAAGGGCACGAATGTCCTCCCAGAGCTTGTCGCCCGTGTCGTTGCCGTGAACCCTGTTGTAGGCTTCGTGGGTCTTGCTCACGACTTCCAGGGCTTCTAGCGTGATGTAGCCCTTCTCCTCGACCCACTCCCGATGCGCCCTGACCAAATCGCTGCGAAGCATCGCCCTGTCGGATTCCTCGCTCATGTCTAGGCGCTCGTTGATTTCATCGAGGCGGCTGTTGAGGTCATCCCAGCGTTTCTGCTCGGCCTCCTCGCGCTCCTGCTGTCGCTTCACCTCGGCCTCCTCGCGCTCCATACGGTGCTTGCGTGCGTTGACAGTCCACCAGCCGAAGGCGGCGACAAGGGCGAGCACGCCCCAGGCAATCACCTGAAGCTCGATGCGCGTTCCCGCGAACAGCGTCACGACGGCACCGAGGAACGCGGGTACCGCGACCCATAGGGCCTTCTGGAATGATTCGCTCATTACTCGCCTTCCGTTTCAGGCACGTAGGGCTGGCCCGTGATTTCCTCGAACTCATCGGCGGTAATCCAGCGCCCGACCGCCTGGTAGACGCGGCGGAGGCTCCACATGCCGTGCTCGTAGTAGTGCTTGACCTTCTCGAAATTCTTCGAATGCGCCATTACTCGTCGCCTCCCATCATCAGCAGGTAGTCGATGTTCGCCGCGTTGATTTCCTCTTGCGTGGGTTCGGCCACGATGCCCTGCATGTCGGCCAGAATCGCGGCGAACGCATCATCGTCAACGTCCTCGCCAGCATCGAGCCTTTCGAGCGCGACGGTGTACGCGAGCGAACGCGCCTTCTGCTCGGCCCATTCCTCGTCGGCGATGACGCCAGCCTTGCGCTTCGCGTCGGGGTCGCCGATTTGTCCGAGCAGGTTGGCGTAGATGTTGGCCCTTGTTGTCAGGCCGTCAGTCTCTTCCATTCGTTGCCTCCTTCGGGTAAAAGAAAACCCCTCGTTCGAGGGGTTCCCATAAGGTGAAAATCGTTTTTACAAGTCAAATCTTCGGGGGGGGGTCTTTCATTGCTTTTATCCTGTCGGCGAATAATTCATCCATCCGCAGGATAGCGCCGTGCGCGTCCAGGCGCAGCTTCGAGCCGCGCCACGACTGGTAGCTCTGAAGGGCCTGCTCGTAGGCAAGCGTTCCCTCCTCGACCATGCGCCCGTGGGCTTTGAGTTTCCGCCTCTCGCGGGTAATGGAATCACGGCATGGCCGCATCACCACCTTTCCCGTATCGGAGTAGGAGAACTTGGTCTTCAGGAACGTGAAGCCATGGGACAGCTTCACTATATGGGTCTTCTTCTCGTTGACGATTATGCCGAGCCTCGCGCACCTGTCGCGTATCGCCGCGAGGGCGATTTCGAGCGTCGCCTTGTCCGCGTCGATTGCAAGCGAATCGTCCATGTAGCGCCCGTAGTACTCGACGGCGCACAGGTCGTTGATTAGGTGGTCTATCTCGTTCGGGAAGCCGACCGCAAGAATCTGGTTCGGCTCCGAGCCGAGGCCCAGCCCGACATCGCCCTGAACGTCGATGAGGTGATGGCCCAGGGCAACAACCCGCTCGTCCGTCACCTGCGAGGCGATAATCGCCTTCACTGGGTCATGCGTTATGTTCGCGAAATAGCTCTTGAAATCGACTTGCAGCACGTAGCCCTCTGGGCCGTGTCGCCTGTAGTGAGCCGCCATGGCCTCTTTCACGCGCTGAAGCGCGAAGCTCGTACCCTTGCCCTTCAGGTTCGCCGAGTTGTCGTTGATGAAGGTCGGGGTAATCGTCGGGACGTAGACGTTCTGGGTTATCGACTTCTGTATGACCCGCTCGGAGAAGTGCACGGAGCAGATGTGGCGCATCTTGCCGCGCTCCAAGAGGTCGAATTCATGGAAGCCCCTGCAAATCTCGTTGCCAGCAAGCACGTCGTTGTGGGCGCGGTTTATGTTGAGCAGCCAATCGAGCTGGTAACGCTGGGTGCTGCCCTTCCACGCCACGCCACGCGCCGCCTCGCGCTGGGCCTTGTAGAGCGAATTGAGGTCTGCGACCTTCTCCAAGGTGCAGCCCTCGTTCCGAGCGGCTTTCTTCGCCGCTCGCTTCGCCTCCCTGCGCCTGCGCCTCGCAGCCCTACGCTCTTCCGAGTTCATTGGCCGAGTTCCATTTCGCTATGCAGTCGGCGAAGCTGACGCCCGTTTCCTCGCGCTTCCCGCACTTCGGGCAGGATGCCACGAATACGCCATCTGGCGCGAGCGCCGTCACCTCCATTGACAGTCTGACCTCAGCGTTGCCGCACGTGCACCGCCGCATGGCCTTGTGCACGTGGGACAGGCAGGCCGTCCCTGTCGGCTCTACGTACTTGCAGCCTTCCAGCTTCGCGCAGTTCGAGCACTTGGGCTTGTTGAGCGTGCGAAAATCGACTGGTTCCATCGTCCCTCCTGTAAAGGCACCCCGCACGGCTCGCATTGGCGTTCGGCTAGCCGCAATGAGGCAAGGGCATGAAACGCGGGTGAACGCCCAAGCTCCGCGCCATGCAAGCAGCGTTCGCCCTCCCTCGCGGGGTGCTGATTCACGGGCTTTCGCCCGATGGTCACGGTTTCCTTCCAAAATGGCACTGCGTTGGCTTGCGCTACTAGGTCTGGCCGAGGGTTGGAATCAGGGCAGAGCGCGGATACCCGCGTTCGAAGCGGTATTGTTGTTGGGATTGCCATTGTTGTTGACATTGAGCGCGTTCGTCGCGTTCCCGCCGTTCACGCCACGCTCCCACCAGTTGTACCGCGATTCAAACCGTAACCGCCCCAGATGATACCCTACTCGTCGGCTTCAAGTCCGCGCAGGTCGGCGAGCTGCATTTCGAGCTTCGCGATGCGCTCCTCGACTGGCGCTTTCCCCGTAAGCCGCGTGTTCTTGCGCAAGCCCTTCAGCATGCCAATCTCGGCGTCCAACATGTCGGCAACCTTCTTGAACCTGTTGAGGTTTATCGGCAGTCCGACATCCTTCAGCTCTTGCAGGTCATCTACCAGGTCGTAGCAATCGTCAAGCGCGAGCGTGAGGAATTCCTTCCTCTCGCGGACGTTCTTCGCGGTGTTCGGGTACCTGTCGTAGGCCCTCCTCGTGTGGTGGACGAGGTTCTTGGCCTCCTCGCACAGCGGCAGCGCGTGGGTGAACCTCCATGATTTCGGTATCACCTTTTCGGAATGCGCTATCTGGTCGATTTCCTTGCGGATTTCCTTGGCCGTCATAATCCACTGCAACTCCGACAAGCTGCGGTTCCTGACGTATACACCGCTCATGCAGCCGCCTTCCACTCGGGACACGCCGCCGCATTACGCGGCGGCTGTTCGAGTGTAGCGCAAGGGCGGCGCAAATGTCGGCTATACGCCGACACGGAAGCAGGGCAGAGCGCGGATACCCGCGTTCGAAGCGGCATTGCCGTCGGGATAGCCACTGCCGCCGACATTGAGCGCGCTCGTCGCGTTCCCGCCGTACACGCCACGCTCCCACCAGGCGTACCGCGCATCCGAGAAGTTTCGGCGAATGCGGTGCTTGGCGCTCTTGAAGAATTCGGAGAAATGCACATCCACGCCTTCCGAATACCCCTTTGTACCCCAGACGCAGCGCCCGAAGACCTCGACCTCGGAGAGCGAGAATATCTTGCCCACGTCAGTCCATCCCCAGCTAGGGGAAGTGGTGAGCGTGCTGCCAGACTGGTACCGCTGCTCCAACAGCAGGCGGTGGGTCGCCATGACCGCACGCCATTCGGTCGGGAAGAGCGGGAAGAACGTGTTGATTTCCCAGTTGTGCAGGTTCGACACGAGGTAGGGGTAGGGCGACGATGCGTTGCCCTGGTTGGTGTTCGTGGTGTTCCACGGAACGCTGTCGGGCCATACCTGGTCGGGAACCATGATGACGTGGTGCGCCGTGATTTCCTGGTCGGTGCAGTAGAGGTACGGGTCTATCGCCGCCACGCGGTATCGGAACGTGTAGCCGTTCGTGAGCGTGATGTCGAAGTAGTCGAAGATGCGGATGCCCGTGAAATCGCCAGCGATGACGCGAGCGTTGAACCACTCGGCGGCGTTCGCGTAGGTCGCAATCTCTTCGGCGAACACAGTTGTCAGGTTTCGCCCTGCGTAGACGCCCATGACTATCTGCGCGTCGTAGAGGATTTCCAGGGCTTCGCGAGCGCCGTCCAGGTCGGTGCCGCCCGTGCCGCCGTTACCGATTGAGGCTGGGAACTTGTCAAGCGCTTCCTGCGCCTTTGCGAGCGCGGTCGCCGCCGAAGTGCGTGCAGCCTCGTCCTCGACCTCGAAGGCGTCTTCTCCGCCGAGGATGCCAATCTTCACAAGGTTAGCCATTGCTTATCTCTCCAATCCATAGGGTGCTCGTTTCTGCGTCGTACACGCCTGCGACCCAAAGCGTCGCGTCGCTCACCTCGGTCATGTCCTGCGGGACGTAGAGCACTCGGTTCAGGTACCAGATGCGCCCGACGTAGTTGGCGATGAGCGCTGCAAGCTCGTTCACCGTCGAATCGAACTCCGCCCTCGTGACCGTCGATGTGCCGATTGCCTCGGCTGCGGCCTCTGCTCGGGCAGCAGCCGTGTTGGCCGCGCTCGTGGCCTCCTCGATTGACGCAATCGAGTTGAAAATCTTGTGCAGTACGTCTTCCGTCGCCTCTGGCACAACCAGGTCAACCGCCTCGGACTTCTCCACGATGAAGGGGTTATCCATCAGCTTCGTCTGAATCCTGATGCCATCGGCGTCGATGTCGCCGACGTATCCGAAGAAGGTCACGTAAAGCTCGCCTTGGGTTCGCATGGTTTCCCACGGAATCAAGACCGTGTTGGTGTTCTCCATCTTTACGGTCTTGCGGGTGCCGTCCGCACGGTTCACGAACAGGGCGGCGATGTCGCCGACGCTGCTCCATTCGGTGTCGAACGTGACCTCTATCGTGTCGCCGCGCACGCAATGCTGCACGGCCCTGTTGTCGCCGACGAAGGCCGTAACCCTGTCAACGACCGCGATTTCGTAGTTCATCTATCCTCCTCGCTTCGTTAGGTTGCCGACCTCGTAGGAAACCGTCTCGACGTTGTTCTCAATCTCGACAATCACCTTCTCGACGGTCGCCTCGATTACGATGTCCTTGTCAACCGACGCGGCGCGTACCACGTCGCCGATTTCAAGCCCGAGGTTTTCGGAAAGGGTCAGCTCGCAGGCGTCGCCGAACAGCTCGTTTAGCTTCTCGGTGCCGCGCTCGATGAGTTCGGCCCTGTCGGCGTTGTTGTAGTCGTAGGTTTCGGCTATCTCCGCCACGCCCGAGAACGTCTTGCTCTGCGACACGTTGCCACTGCCGTCCATGTAGAGATGAACGACAACGCGGGACGCAAGCTCGCCGCTGCCCAGGCATACGAGGTGGTTCGTGTAGCGCCCCTCCCCGATTTTCAGGCGGTACTTGTCCGAATCGAGGTTGACCACGCGCCGCGCGACCGCCGAAAGCTCGACGGTATGCGCAGCCGTCTTGCGGATTACCAGCTTCGCGCCGACCGACTTGCATAGCTTCTTGAACGCCGTGTAAACGTCGGTGTATCGGTCGAAATTCCCCGATGCCGTGAAGCCCGAGAGGCCAGATGCCGCGACGAACACAGAACCAAGCCCCTGCCGCGTGATAATCGTGGCGAATATCGAGTGCAGGTCGCCCGAGTACGGGAGGTAGGCGCTGCCAGAGTTCGGGCAGATGATTGAATGCGACAAGATGCCCTGCCATGACCTGCCGTAGTAGGTCATCGAGGCCGCACCGCTCGTGTGGTCGATGTCGCGCCTATCGACTATCCCGCCGCATTCCGTTCCCTCGAAGTAGAAGTACTCGCCGACCTCCAAATCGTCCGCCAGGGGCAGGTTGAGCGTGAAGTCGTTCTCATCGACGCCGTATGCCAAATCCAGGCGCTTGCGCTTCGGGATGAATCGGTCTGCGAGCGAGCTGTCGGTGATTACGAGGTCGTTCACTTGAACTTCACCTCCAACCGCTGCTCGTGCAGTGTCACGCGGATTCTGCCGTGCGTGCGCGAGGTGATGACGTTATGGCCGCTGGGTACCTCCTCGAACAGGTAGTACCCCGAGCCTTTGACCTGCTCGCCAACCCGCTTGTCGAGGACGTTCGTGGCGTTGCCCTCGGAATCGTAGAGCATCGCCGTCTTCTCCAACCCGTCGATGACGAGCGTGGAGCCTTCGGGAACCGACTGGTTCACCTCGTAGATGGTGCCGCCTATCGTCACGGAGGCGGTGTTGGTCTGCGCGGAGCCGAACACCTCGATTGTGACGGGCGACGAACGGTAGCTCTCGTTGATGATTGCCGCCCTCGTCTGGTCTGCCTCGAATATCTTCACGACATCGCGCCGCCAAATCGGGTTGTCTGATAGGAACGTCATTTCGCGGTACATCTCGCCGTACCCGTACTCGAACGAGCTGCTTGCGGACGCGACGAAGATTCCCTCCATCTTGTAATCGCCGACCCTCAGCGTGCCAGGTTGGCCTGCCTCGGCGTCCAGGTCGATTACCTCGAAGAACTTGCTGCGCGATTTAGGAACGTCGCCGTTGAACGACACCGTTACGGGTATCGCCCTCGGCTTGACGGCTATCGTCTGGTAGGCGCTCGCCGAATCCTCGAAGACGCGCTCGTAGCTGAAGAGTTCGGCGAGGTTGCCGAGGAACGCCCCAGTTTCCGCGCCGAACTCGAACGTATGGCCCAGATGGTTCGTGTAGAGGGCCTTGCCGAAATCAAGCATATTGCGCCCTCCTGTACCTTCTAGCCGCCTGACGCTCGGATTCAACGACCACGGGCGCGTTGTCCGCAATCTTTCGACCGAGCGATGCGTTGAGGTCTGCGACCTCGTTGTATAGGTAGCTGAGCAGCATTTCGGCGTCGTAGCCGTTGGCGGCTCCGCTCCTGTTGCTCCTGATGCTCGTGGACGCTCGCGTGTTCAGCGTCGCCCCAGAGAACGCCAGCGTGCCGAGGTTCGGCGATGGCATGCGCTTGACCGACGAGATAGCGCCTCGCACCATCGAGACGGTGTTTTCGGCCATGAGGTCTGAATCCTCCTCGACGCCGATTGCAGCGCCCTGCGCGAAGAACCGACCGAAACGCTTCATGACGCGGGACGGGGAATGACTGTCGGCCTCCCTGTTCGCCGCCGCGATTGCGTTCCTGACCATCTGCACCGCGCCGCTGACCATCGCGCTCACGTTGATGCCGCTCGCAGCGCCAGAGCTGAAGTTGCTGCCGATGCTCGAAGTCCCGATGCTCTCAGCCGATGATTTCGCGCTCGTGACCATGGCCCTTGCCCTGCCGTCGCCTGCGTTCGTGTTGATTGAGCTGCTGAACGTTCCAGACAGCTTCGAGCCAGCGGGTGAGCCGTCGCTGTTCGCGTCCAGCGTCCCGCTCGCGCTTGCGCCCGTCATGCCTGCCGCCGCGTCGGACGTGCTCTTGCCAGCGAGTATCCCGTTGGCGAATGAGATTACATCGTCCTTGCCAGCAGCGCCCATCTGGGAAGCCTGCGCGACGAACTGCGAGGTTGACATACCAGCCGTTGCGGCTGCGTTCGCGACTACCGCGTACTGCTGCGATGTCATGCCCATAATCCACGAGGAAGCGGCCTCCGTGCCTCCCTGGTTCATAACGTCCTTCGATGCGCTGACCGCGCCACGGAGCGATGTTGGCATTTCGATTCCAAGCTCGTCGCACCGCTGAACGATTTCGCTGAGCGAGAGGTCTGCCGAGCCAGCCATGGCCGCGAACTGCTCTTCTGACATAGCCGCCGTCTGTTCTGCGGTGAACCCGAGGTTGCTGAGCTGTTGCGCCGCCCCATCGACCGAGATTCCGAGGTCGCCGAGCTTCGCCTTGAACGTGTCGTTGGCATTGATTGATTCAACGATGCCAGCGTTGGTCTTCTGCATCGACTTGACCATATCGTTCATGAGCGAATCCGATACGTTCTCGATTTCGCCGTTCACGGCGGCGAGGGCCGCTTCCGCGTCTGCGAGGTTCTTGTCTGCCGCAGCAGCCGCGTCGGCCTCGTTAGACCAGGCATCCATGTAGATGTTGTTCTGGGCGTTCGCCAGGTCTGCATGCGCGGCGTTGGCGTCAGCCGTGGCCTGTTCGACCGTCTTCATCGCCTCTGCCTGCTGCTTGTAGAGTTCCTTTAGGTTCTCCTCGTTGGCCGCAATCTTCGCGCGGAGCTTGATTGCCTCGGTGTTGCGCTGCAACGCCTCGGTCGATACATCGACCGCGCCAGTGAAATCGTCGGTCATGCTGATGCTTGAACCCGTCGCCTCGTTGTAGCCGTCGATTGCCACTTGAAGCTCGGCGACCTTCTCAGCCGACCCGCCGCAGTTGCCAGCCAGCTCTAGAATCTTGTCGGCGTACATCTGAATCATGGCGTTGCTCGTGTTCACGTCGGCGTTGCGCTTCGAAATGCTGTCCGCAAGCTCGCCCTGCTTCTGGATTAGCTCATCGACGGAAAGCGCGTAGTCCTGCGCCATTCCGCTCGCATCGTCCATCGCCGAGCCTGCCTGACCGATTCCGCCAGCGGCAGCGCCCGATTCGTCGCCCAAAGACCTGACCGCATCGCGCAGGCCAGTCGTGGCCTTCTTGAAGTTCTCCGACTTCTGGTGGATTTCCATGAAGCCAGTCGCGAGGAGCGCGAGCACCGTAACGACGGCGGCGACGGCGAACTGCACGGGCGTTATCGCCGCAGTAGCCGCTATGAGCGCCGTCTTCAGCGTCTTAACGACGGTTACGACCTTCAGGATTGCAGCCGTGACCGCTACAGCCAACGCTATGCCCTTCACGGTCGCAGGCGAAATCGAGCCTATGGCCGATATTACGCCGCTCGCCACGTCCTTAACGACGGAGAGCACCGACTTGACTATCGGGGCCAGCGTGCGGATGTCCGCTGATATTGACGCCACGAACTTGCCGACCGCCTTGGCGAACCCCTCGATGGGCGTCCCCTTGAACGCGGTCGTGATGCCAGCCTCGAACGCCTTCAGCGGGTCGCCCGTCTCATCGAGCCTTGCCTTGAAGGCGTCAAGCCCAGACGAGAACCGCTTGCCGATGACCTCGGCGACGGGCGCGGCGACCTTGCCCAGGTGGTCGATTCCGTTGGTGATAAGGGAGATTGACTTGGATACTGCGCCAGTCGAGTTGAACTTGTCGATGACGTTCGCAACGGCGCGGGTGACGGCGGTGTTCATGTTCGTCATCTGCGTGGCGATGCCGCCAGTCGCGGAACGCGCCTGCTCTTCGAGCGACGCGAAGCCCTCGACGCCCTCCTTGTTCAGCTTGACGAGGGTATCCATGAACGAATCCATGGAAACGCTGCCCTTTCGCAACCCCTCGCCCAGCTCGTCGGTTGTCATGCCCATGGCCTTCGCAACCTGGTTGAGCTGCGCTGGCATAGCCTGCTGGATGGCACGCCATTCGTTCATATCCATCCGCCCCTTGGCGTATGCCTGAGAAAGCTGCTCGATGGCGGACTGCTGTATTCCCATGTCGGTGCCGCCTGCCACGATGGCGTTGTTCATGGCTAGGAAGTAATCGGTTGATTTCTTCACGTCCTGGTTCTTGGACGTGAGCCTTTGGACGCCCGAAACCGCGCTGTCTAACGTGGTGGGCAGTCCCTTCAGCGCGTCGCCGCTGAGCGTCTTGATTGCCTCGTTCGCATCGTCGGCTGATATGCCCATGTTGGACATGACCTTGCTGAAGTTGTTCATCGTATCGACGCGGGAAATCGCGGAATCAACCGAACCGCTGATTGCCGAGCCGACCTTCTGGACAGCGCCAGAGAGCAGGTTGCCGAGGGCGACGCTGATTGCCGAGCATTTGCCCTTGAAGGCGTCGAGCTGGCTTCCCGACTGCGCTATGCCCTTGTTGAAGCTGGTGCCGTCGTAAGTGCCTTTTGCGCTGAGTGTGTAATCAGCCATTACCGACCCCCCTCCATGGCGACCATGGCGTGTTGCGCTTCAACTCCTCACGCAACGCGCTCATTTCCTTCTTGCTGATTGGTGGCCTCTCGGAACCGCCACGCTTCTTGCGCCAGAGCTTGAAGCGCCTGCGCCGCTTGCGGTGAGCGTTCGCGATGGCGATTTCCGTCGCATCGGCGACGAGTTCCGACATATCGACCGTTTGGCGCTCTATCTCCTTACGGATGAACGCCCTTTGAACGGGGGTTGTGGCCTCGTACTGGTCGATTGACCACCCGAGCTTCACGGCGAAATAGGCGAAGTCCATATCCGCCAGGTAAGGCGCTATGGACTTCGCTTTCTCGTCCGAGATTTCCTCTAGGGTGAAGTACTCGTAACCCGTAAGCTCGGCTACAACGTCTACATCCCCTTGAATAAAAAATCGCAGTCACGCCCCAAGGCGTTGATTACGACCTCGTACACGGCGAAGTACCCGTTCTCCTCGATGAGCTTTTCGGCCATCTTCGCGCCCTTCTTGGGATTGACGAAGTTGCCGCCCTCCTCGCGCAGGCCGTAGCCGACGAGCGTTTCAAGCTCCTCTAGGGACATGGTTCCGCCGTTCATGGCGAATACCGCCATGAGGGGACGGTTGACGTTCTCGTAGAGCTTTATGCGGCCAGTGGTGAACTGCACGACGTAGGACGTGTCGCCCACCGTGAAATCGCCAGTCTTGGGGCCTTCCTCGTCCATCGCCTCGTAATCAAGAATCTCGGACATCGCCGCTCCTAACCCTCGGTGCCGTCAGAAGTCGAAGCGGTTTCGGGCTGCACGGTGAACGCAGCGGCCTCGCGCTCATCGGCTGTGGCCGTCTCGTACATCCAGCATGCGCCAGAACCGCTGAAGTCCATGGAGTAGGTCGTGCTATCGTCCATGCCTGCGGAGAAGTTGTCCGAGGTGACGATTGCGAGGCCCATGCGCAAGGGCTGGTACTTGATGGAGCTGTCGGCGTTGACCGTGCGCTTGCAAATCTTCAGGCAAACGTACTCGTCGTTCTCGATGGCCGACGCCACCAACTGCTGCGCCTCGTCATCGGGGCTGTAGAGGCCGTCGATTGAGGCGTCCCAGTTCTTAGAGCCGTGGAAGCGCAGCGCCCAGCCGTTGCCGCCGTCCTTGGTGGCACCAGCGTCGGTCGTTTCCTGGCTGAGGTTGAAGGAAAGACCCTGCTGGCCTGCGATGGCGAGCAGGGCGTTCCCCGTCTTGTTCGTTACCATGGCGATAACGTCCTTGCCGCTCATGGCCTGGGCGGTCTGGGAATCGAAGTCGCAGCCCAACAGAATGTGGCTGTCCTCGGTCACAGTGGTTTCGTTATCAGGCATTTCAAGCCTCCTGTTCGGTTGTGGTTGTTACTTGCAGCGGAATCCGTAGCAGACGTGGAAATCGAACGAGAGAACCGCGTGGCCCTCGTCGCTTTCGTCCTTCTTCAACGTCTGCAAGCCCCCGTAGACCTGGCGCACGAGCTGGTAGCCGCTGGGAAGCGCGACGTCTTCGGACATCGCCTCTTCGAGCTTTTGGACGAGCGCGAGCACTGGGGCCGTCGAATACGGCCTCGTCGGCTCGGAGATGCAGTGAACCCAGACCGTGTAAACGTCTACGTACATGGTCTTGGTGTCCGCTGGCTCGCTTCTCACGAGCTGCACGCTGTAGAGGGGGGATTCCTTGTTGTTCGGGTCATCGTAGCAGCGAAGCTCCGTGTTGCCCTCGATGTGGTCAATCAGGCAACCGAGGAATTCCGCTACGCTCAAACGCTGTAGCATCTAGAACCTCCTGAGTTGCTTGCGCAAGTCCTCGATGAAGATTGCGCGTTGCGTATCGACGTTCTTCTTCAGGTATCGCTGGCCTGCGACGTAGCCGCCGTTGACCGTTCTGTGGCCGAACTCCACGTGCGGCGCGTAGTCCTTCGTGTAGCCAACGACATCCTTCACCTGGCCGAGCGAAATGCGAAGCTCGCCCGTATCGACGGGCGTTCCGCCTGCCTTGCCTCGGTTGTAGATTTGCGTCATGTTCTTCACGATTACGGCGTCGAAGCGCAGTTGCGAGAGCCTTTGAAGCTCGCCTGCCAGGTTGTTCACGTCGCGCAGCTCGAAGCCCATGTCACTTGCACCTCTTAACGCGGATTGCAATCGGGTCGCCCCATTCGGCCACGTGCTCGACCTCGTAGAGTTCGCCGCCGACCATCAGGGCGGCGGCTCCCTCCACGAGCGATTTCTGGGCCTTCGTGAGGAACGTGCGCTCTACGATGTCGAACTGGTTGCCCTCGGTGGCGTCGTGGCGCGGGGCCATCGGCGCTGTGCGGACGAGGATGACCGTATCGGTTTCGGCCAGCTCGGTAATCGGGTTCCTCGTGGCGTCGGTGCCAACCTGAACCCGCTCGTACACCGTGGCCTCGTACCACTTCATGCGACCACCTCAAACTCTCATGAATCGGATGCCGCTTCGGTTCATCGTCTTCTTCAGGGATTCCAAGTCGGCTGAGTAAGCCGCCAGGATGTCATCGATGAAGGAGTTCGACATCGAGCCGCCGTCCCCTGCCGATTCGGACGTGCTGCCCTCGTAGCCCCGAAGCCGCAGCGCCTTCATGGCCGCATCGACCACGATGGAGCCAGCCAAATCTGGCAGCTCCGCCGTGGTTTCCATGCGAATCGTGATGCGGTCAATCACCGCTTGGAGCATTTCGTTGATTACCTCGTCGCTGGGGATTGCCTCCCCTTCGAGGTAGCGCAACTTGACCCTCGCGGTGAGGTCGGATGCCTGCATTAACCCTCGGAATCGTCGGCAGTCGCAACGGTGGCGATGATGTGTCCGTAGGGGTTCGGCAGCACGGGGACGAACAGGCCAGATGCCTTAGTCCACGTCGCAACGGGGTCGGGGGTATCCCAAGTGACCACCGTGACGAACTGCTGCTGGCGCTTCGTGTCGAACGCGCCGCCCTGCTCGTCCTCCTCGGGGGTGACGCCCCACAGGCCGATGCCCAGGGAGCCGTCAGCCGCAGCCGTGGCGAGGACGAACGTGTTCTCGGGGAAGAACCGCTGCTGGTTAACGACGGTCTTGCCGTCAACCGTGGCGATTTCGCCGTACATCGTATCGTCGGTCGTGACGCCGAAGCCGAACTGCGAGCGGAACAGGGCGTTGATTTGGTCGAGCGAGGGCAGGATGCCCGTGCCGCTCGTGCCGAAGATGGCCGTCTGGATTGCGGCGTTGGTCATAATCTTGGTGAGAACCGCTTCGGTCGTGACGGCCATGTTCGGGCGGTAGCCCTTAGCGATGGCAAGCGCACGCCATGTGCGGATGTCGCCCAGGATGTCGGCGTCGGCATCGTCCCAGTCGGACGTGACGTAGTTCTCCTCGGGGATGCCGTAATCGACCTCGAAGGCGAGGTTGTTCTCGGCGATGACGAACTTGCCCTTGGCGAGCGCATCGTACTTGGCGCGGATTGCGCGGGTAACGACGGCCTCTGCGCGGCGTGCAACGTCATCGAAGATGTACGTGCGCAGCGCGTCGTTGTTCATGTTCATGCCACGGGTGAGGCGTCGGATTTCCTCGGAGAGGTTGATTTTCTCCTTGATGAGGAGTTCTTCGACGTTCACCTTCTCGAACGGGATGCGGCTCGCAATCTGGGCCTCCGTGTCGAGTGCATGGACTGCGGCGGTCATCGGCAGGTTTCCGTTCTCGCAGAGGCGCGAGTACTCCTGCTCGATGTACTGCGTCTTCTGGTCGGGGAACAGGCTCGTGACCATGTAGTTGCGTGCGACGCTGAAATGCTGGGAGAAGTCCAGCAGTTCGCGGTTGTCAATCAGGTTGGAAAGCGTAGGCATTTTCAATCGCTCCTTTCTTTACACCAGGTAGACGCCCTGAGCGGCCAGCGTGCTCTTGGCGGAAACCGCCGCGCTGGAAACCTTGTCGGCCTTCAGGCGACCCTGCACGACGATTGCGATGGGCTTCTCGTCGTAGTCGGTCATGTCGTAGTCATGGAGCACGACGCCGTACATGCCAGTGGCCGTGCGGGTCTTCTCGTAGTAGGTCGTGCCGCTCTGAACCGTGGTATCAGTGGTGAGCGTGTAGGTGCTGCCGCTCTTCGTGTACCAGCCTTTCTCCTTCGGGTTGTCGCCCGATTCGGGAGTGACGGCCTCGTAGGTGTCGGCGGTGTCGTTGAAGAGTGCGCCAGCCTTGATGACCTTGCGGTTGTCAACCGTGGAAGCCATGGACTGCTCGGCCTGAACCGTCTTCGTGACCAGGCCGATTTCGGATTCGAGGATGTTTTCGGAATCCCCGTACTGAGTGACCTTGTTGTAAGCCATTATTCTTTTCCTCCGTTCTTCTGCTTGCTGTATTTCTCTGCGAAGGACGCGCCGAACGACATGCCGCCGTTGCCCGTGCTCGGGTCGGTCGGCGGGTTGCGCTTCAGCTTGTCGGATACCGCATCGTTGATGAACTTGGGCATAAGCTCCTTCAGCTTGTCGATTGCCGTGCTGGTCTTCTCCGCCTCGGAGCTGACGAACATCGAAAGCAGCTCGTCGGGCATCGCGATACCAGCGTCGGAAAGCTCCTTACGGGCTATCGCCATCTGCTGCGAAAGGTCGCGCTCGGCCTTCAGCGCGTCGTTCTCGGCCTTGATTTTCTTGGCCTCGTACTGCGCCTTCTGAAGCTCGGTCATGTTCGCGAGCTTTTCGGCCTCGGTGCGCTTATCGTCGGCCTCCTTGGCGATGGCCTCGCGGATTTCGCGCTCCATCTTCTCCCGCTCCCTGGCGAGGCGCTTGCTCACGATGCCGTCAACTTCGGCGTCGGAGTACTTCTTGCCATCGCCCTTGCCGCCATCTTCTCCTGCGTTGGGGTCTGCCCCAGCGTTGGGGTCGTTCGAGCCGCCAGCGTTGGGGTCGTGACCCGCGTTCGGGTCGGCACCCGCATTGGGGTCTTGACCGTTGTTCAGGTTGTTGGGGTCGGTGTTCTGAGGATTCGGCATTTCGTCCTTCCTTTCCATAAGGTTTCACGTGTCTCATGCCTGCACATTCCGTAGCTTTTTGGTGGGGTTCCACGCCTGCCCCGTCCGTGGCTTTTAGCGACATCAACGCTTGGTCGGCCTTTCGGCATGAAAAAAGCCGCTCGTCAGCGGCTTGTTTCCTGATTCGGTGTCGCGGTCGGTCACTTGTTGTCGAACCGCCGCTGCTTCCAGTCGAAGTGCTCCTGGATTAGGTACTGCGCAGCCGATTCGGTCACGTAGGCTTGCTGCTCCTCGCCTGGGCTGTCCTCGCCGAGGTATCTGAAGTACTCCTGCGCGACGTGGACGGCCTCATGGGCGAGCAGGGCGGCGTCCGTGGCCGCGCTGCGCTTGGTGCTGTCGTTCATCCAGACGATGAAGAGCAAGCGCCCATCGAAGTTGACGAAGGCGTTCGTGATGGCGTCAGCCGTCTTCATCTTGGCCTTGATTGGCTCGTAGTCCGCGCCGATGCGCTTGCACCACTTGCGCAGCCGCTTCTTCGAGTGGGTCATGCGGATGTTGATGCGCGGCATCGGCTCGATTTGGTGCTCGCAGAACTCCTTCATCGCGCACCTCCCAGAACGTCATCGAGCGTGAGTGTTTCGCGCTCGCACTCGACAATCGCGGAAAGCTCATCGATTGTCAGCTCGCCGCAGTATCGGAACTCCTCGCGCCCGTCCTTCTCGACAACCACGAGCGGGATGCGCTTAATCGTCTTTCGCCTGTTGACGCGCTCGATTGCGCCATCCCACTTGTAGTGCGTCGAGATGTTGTTCGGGTATCTCTTCTCCAGGGGCGCTATCACCGTCTCGTACATGCGCTCGCAGGCTTTGCACCCCGCCTGACCGATGAAAAGAACGTTTCGCATTGCATCATCCCCTCGGAGGCGTCACGGCATCGCCGCCGCGCCTCGCAACGTAATCGTCAATCCATGCGTCCCAGTCCTCGACAACCACCTCGTATGAACACCTGCACCACGGGTGGAGCGGCGGGAAGTTCACGCCAGGGCGGCGGTCGCTGAAGCGCACTGGGTCTTTCTCCTGCGCGGCTTCAAGCTCCCTGCACACGGGGCAAGCCTTGCCGTCGTGGACGCATGAAATCTTGTAGGTTTCGAAGTCGGATTCGTGGACTTGCGCCTGCGCCTCGTTGAACAGGAACGTCCCCTCGGTGTACACGAGCCGCTTCGCGTCGCGTGCCGAGACATGGCCGAACCTATCGGCAAGCTCGCGAGCCATCCTGTCGTATGCCACGCCGCGTGCCGCGAGCTTCGCGAAATCATCGTTGAGGTACGACGCCAGCTTTTCGCGGTTCTCCCAGATGCGCTCCGAGAAGGCAGCGCCAGCCGCCCACGCCGCGCCAACGGTTTCGGTGACAACCTGGGCGTTGACGCCGTAGAAGTTGCTCCCGAAGCCCATCTGCTCGGCTGCGAAGTTGGCCCCGCGCTGCGCCTGCCGCTCGAAGTGCTCGCTGAAAAGCTCCTGCTCTATCGCGCCGATTTCTAGCTGCTGGATGCGAATCGCCGCCTGGATTCCCTCTAGCTCGTTGAGCTTGTAGATGCTCTCGCGAATCGGCATGAGGTGCGCATGCTGCGGGTACTTCCTCGCGAAGTCCTCCATGCGCTCCATGAGCAAGCGCCTGTCCTCGTCTGGAAGCGACGCGAGCAGCATGCGGTACTCGATTACGTTCCTCTCGCCGTACCGCTGGTAGTAGGATGCTATGTCGCGTTCCAGCTTAGCGGCCTCGGTGGCGTAGAGCTTTTCGAGCTTTGCGAATAGCTCGCGCTCGTCCTCGGCCATCTGGCCTAGAAGCTCGTCGCGCCGCGCTCGCCAGTACTCGGCCTCCTCCTGACGCCTATTCATCGGCCAGGATGGCGGCGATAATCTCTTCCTTCTTCGCGCCCTTCTTGACCTTGATTCCGCTCTGCTCGGCCAGGTCGTAGAGCTGCGGGTTGGTCATCTTGCGAAGCTCGGCTGCTTCGTCATCGTCGGCTACGGGCGCTTCGGGTTCGGGCTGCTCCTCGGGTTCGCCTGCCTGCTCGGGCAATGCGTCGGCGATTGCCTCGCTCGCCTGCTTAACGGCCTCGCCCAGCTTCACGATGAGCAGGGACACGTTGGCGAAGCCGCCTTGCAGCTTTGCCCACCCGTCGCGGATTTCGAGGCATTCGGCCTCCTCGCCGCTTTTCATGGTGCGCACGACGGGCGCGTTCGGGTTCGGCTCCTTGCGCACGTTGAGCTTCTTGCCGCGTTCGTACCTTGCAATCATGATTGTCATAACTACGCTCCTTATTCGGGGTCTTTATCGTCCAGGTACCGATTGGCCGTCTCATCGTCCAGCCCGATGAGCCTCAGTATCGCGAGCGCGTTGTTGCGCGTGATGTCGCCGCGCCGCCGCTGGTTGAGGACTGACGTGATTCTGTACATGCTCGACGCATCGACCTTGCTGGCCGTGCGCTCTGTCGGCATGCCCTCGGTCGCCTGCTGGGCCTTGGCGTCCCTCTCGGCGTTCTTGCGCTCGATTTCCTTCTTCGGGTCATCGACGCAGGAGAGCACGGATAGCTGCGTTTCCTCGCTGACGATGCCAGAGAGGCTACCCGCAACGCCTGCCTCGGCTGCTAGGTCTTCGGGCATGTTGCGGTGCATCGTGATTTCCACCTGCTGCCAGTCCTCGCCCGTGAAAGGCTCGTCGGGGAAGCTCGCAAGCATCTGAAGGCGCTGCTGCACGCCCATGACGAACTTGCGCTCCTTGTTCCGCGCCAGGTTGTTCATCGGCATCATGCGCATTTTCAATGCCGTGCCAGACGCGGTGGAGAACGATTCGTCGGTGATGTCGGGAACCATCGCCATCTTGAAGATGAGCATTTCCAGGCGGTTGATTAGGTTCTCCTGCGTGATGTCGGCGTTCGGCTTCTGAAGAAACTCGACCGCGAGCTGCGCCGCCGCGTCGCCCCAGATGTTGATTAGCTTGTTCTCGCGCAGGTCGGTCTTGTAGCCCTCGCCAAGCTCCATGCCCTTCACGACCATGTAGGCGTCGGCGAAGTACTCTACATCGTCCGCCTTCTCGGAGATGGCGTTGTTGTACGCCTCGATGAGGTTCAACACCCCCTCGTACAAACCGCGCTTCTCGCTGTTCTGCATGAAGTCGATTGCGGGAACCGCGCCGAAGTAATGCTCCTCTGGCTCCTCGATGGTGAGCGTTCCGTCAACCTCGCCGAACGGGTAGACGTTCGCGGCGTCGGAGAATCGCCCAGTAAGCCGCGCCTCCTCGTCGTACATGTAGGTGACGAACCACATCGGGCGCTTCAGAACGCTGTTGTCGTAGACCATGAAGGCGCTGAGCGGCGAAACCGCCGCGCTCCTCGGCTTGCCATCGGCGTCCTGGTACATCATCTCGTAGGCGTGGCCGAACTTCGACGCCATCTTCGAAAGCTCCGCGTCAACGTCCTCCTGGTGGTTGCGGCTCATGTAGTCGCGCAGGTAGTTGTTGCGCTCCTCGTCGGAGTGGCGCACATCGACTGGCACGCCGATGAAATAGCCCTCGAAGGTCTGAGTGATGTCGTATGCCATATCCGCCGCGAGCCTGTTGTCTGGCTTGTAGTCGGGCTTCGGCTCGCGCCCGAAGATGCTGAACTTGGTCTTGTAGGCCGCGTCGAGGTATTCGTATCGCGGCACGTGGTTGTTACGGTGCTCGTCAATGAGCTGCCCTAGAAGCTCCTCCGTCATGGGGGTATCCCTCGGCAGCGTGAAATCGTCGGTGACTGGCTCGTGCTTCAACTGGTCGTAGTAGAAGGAATGGAACTCGTGCGTCTGCGCCATCTATACCCCCTCTCTGAAGGTCTTGATTTGCGGCCTGCTGTTGTACTGCCTTATCGCGCTTGCGAGCGAATCGGGCATATCGTCGTGGGCCGCGTTCTCGTTGTAGTCGAGGATTTGGTTCAGCGCGTCGGCGTCAAGCGGCCACTCGTCGCAATCGAGGAAGCTGACCGTTGACCACACGCTGCGCAGGTAGGTCGAAATCTTTATGAACTTGTTCGTGTCCTCCACGTAGCCGATGGACGGGTGGCCCCGCTTGCGAATCGACTTGTTGAGGTATCCTTTGTCGCTGTTCTTCTCGTTGTAGATGGTTCCTATCCTGAGCTTCTTGCAGGCCGCGAGAATATCGGGCAGGCAATCGTCAACGTGGCGACCAGGCCACAGGCGGATGTATGCGTATATCGCATCGTCGCGCACGGATATGGCCGAGAAGGCCGTGCCGTCAGCGCCGCCGTAGGCAGCGTCGATATGGCCTATGCCCTCGCGCATGAGCGCGGGGTCTGAGAAGAACGAAGGCTCGGTGAACATCGCCTCCTCGTCGGCTATGTGCTTCAGCTCGTAGTTTGCCGCGAACAGCGACGGCGACATTGCGTCCCGCACGGTCTGAATCTCCTCGCGGGTCATCAGCCCCGTGCTGTAGCAGTCGTGGCGCTCCACGTTCGGCATGAGCTGGAAGGCATCGTCCTTGTGCCATGGCGTGCCAGTGTTGAAGATGCGACCGCCACGGTTGCGGATGTTCTGAAGCTCCTGGTAGACGAGCTTGATGCGCTCGCGCTCGCTCCCCGAAACCCTGTCCTTCACGTTGATTATGTCATCGGTGAAAACTCGGTCGGCGTGCTTGCCCGTCAAGCTGCCGCCGCAGCCTATCCCCAGGATTTGCGCAGCGCCCGACACGCCCAGCTTCAGGTTCGTGGTCACTTGGCTGTACGTGCCGTTGACCTGAAGCTCGACGCCGTAGAGCGTCATCGCTATGCTCTGGAAGTAGTCGGTTTCGAGAATCGACTTGGTTGCACGCATGACCTCTGCAACGTCATCGTCGGTCTTGCGCAGGAATATCGTGCGGTCGTGCGGGAACAGCACGCATATCAGCGCGAAGGCTATCGTGATGCACGTTGTCTTGTAGCTGCCACGGTGCGCTTGGAGCGTCTTGTCGCCCTTGCCGAATACCATCTCGTGAATCCAGCGGTTGTGCAGCGGCGTCAGCTTGTCGTAGCCGATTGCCACCGCTATGTCCGCTGGGCAGTCGTAGAGGAACGCGACAAGTTCCTCGGCTTCGCCGCCTAGCGGCTCGCCTGGTTCGATGTCGATGATTTCGGCGTCATTCGCCGCCATCGTTCGCCTTCTTGGCGTCTATGAGTTGCCTGATTTTGTTCGCGGCCACCTCGACGTTGCCGCTCACCTCTAGCTTCTCGATTGGCTTCTCGCCTGCCGTGTCTCGGATGAACGCGAGCGCGGAGGCGTCGCCCTTCATGGCTTTCTTCGCCACCGCCAGCAAGGAACGCTCGCCGACCGTGAGGTGCTTGTCTGGGAACTCAACGAAGCACGTCTTTTCGAGTTCGTCTAGCTCCGCGTCGGTCGCGTCGTAGGGCATGTTCAATACGATTTTCGCAAGCTCCTGCATGGATTTCTTCTCGCGTCGAGCCTTGCCAGACGCCTTGCCGCCAGCCTTGCCGCGTTTTGCCGCTTCTTTCTTGGTTCGGGCTGGTTTCAAATTCTCGCGCCTCGGATTCGGGTTTGCCATCGCATCACCTCCCTATAAGCGAACGCGCGTTCTGTTCTCGAAGCACTCGCGCATCCCGCCGTACTCGGTCATCGGCCTCTTCACGATTGAACGCGCCTGCTCCCTCGTGACGCCGCACGCCCTGAGCATCGCGTCTGCGATGAGCGTGTCCCAGGGAAGGGCCAGCCTTATGAAGTCGTAGATGCCCACGGCGCACCTCCTTAGTCGAATTCAAGCCCCATCTGCACGAGGCGTGCTCGAAGCTCTGGTAGCCAGTTGAACGCGAAGCTGCCGTACACGAGCGAATGCACTATGGCCGTGTCGAACATGTACTGCCATTGGACGGCGTCCCAGGAATCGGTTATGTGGTCATCGCGCCATGCGTTGAACCACTCGACCGTCTGGGGAGGCCAGTCCGTGTCGCTCGGAAGGTCGGGTTTCTCCCTTCTAGCCATCGTTCCCCCTTTGGCCGTTTTTCTGTCATGAATGCCCCGCACGGCGGTATGGCTCGCCGCACGGGGCGGTTAGTGCCGCCGCAGGCGGCTGTGCCGCTTAGTAGGCGGAATTGCCCGAACGCCCACCGCGCAGGCGGTTGATGCCGCTGCGGACTGCGCCAACGACACGACGGGCAGCGTTGCCCAGACGCGAACGAAGATTCATGTCGCAACCTCCTTTCGGCGAAAAAGAAAGCGCCCATGGGGGCGCTTCCGTGTCGGTTATGTCCGAAACCCTCCTGTTACGAGGGGGTTCCACCTTTCAGGTGCTTCAGCACCGCAGGGCCGTCCATGTAGAGGTCGCCGAACTTGGCGAGCGTGAAGTCGCGTATGAACCTGTCGGTGTCCTCTGCGTCCCTGAACACCGCCACCACATGATAGGGGCTGTCCCAGATGTTCTCGCATCTGCCAGGGTCGTGGTTGACGGCCTCGAACGCGGCGAGAAGCGCGTCGGCCTCGGCGAAGCAATCGGCCTCCAAATCGTCGGTAGGCTCCAAACCCGCGAACGGGTCGGGCATGACCTCGCCCAGGGGCGGCTTCGGCTTGAACTGCCGCTTGGCGGACACGCCCACCTTCTCGGTGAACACGTCCCTGAGATGGTCGCCGAAGCAGAACCCCTCATCGTCGGCTTTTGCAAGCTCGGCGAACTCGGCGCGCTCGGCGTCGGTGTTGAAGCAGAAGCAAATCCAGAAGCGGCTATCGACCGCCAGGTTGTAGCGTTCCTCCTCGCGTTTCTCGCGCTCTCGGTACGCCTTCTGGTGCTCGGTCAGAGTGACCGCCTCGGTCTTGTTCTTCTTGGCCGCTGGTTTCTCGAACTTAAAGCCCATAATGCTCCCATCTGAGTTCGTCCGCCTTGATGAAGGGGTACCACTTCTGCACAATCGCGAAGTCCTCGGGGCGTTTCTCGCGCAGGGGCTTCATGAAGCGCATGTCCAGGCCGTCGAAGCTGCGCCCGAACAGCTCGTAGTCGGGCGGCAACCCGATTCCTCGCCTTACGAGCGAATCCATGACCTCCTGTTTCGTCCAGTCGGCGATGACGGACGCCTTGCGAGTCGTGAGCTTCATCACGCCATGGCGGGTGAGCGATGCGCGTCTGTAGGGGTTGTCGCATGCGCGAACGCCGTCGCATTCCCAGGTGTCTTCTGGAAGCCCGAGGTCTTCGAGGATTAGCGGTCGCTCGTCCTCGTATGTCATCTCCACGAGCTGAGCCGCCTCGATGATGCCGCAGTTCTCGGGCGCTTGGAACACGCAGTTGTTGAGCGTTCGGAACCATCGGGGATGCGGGTACTGGTGTATGCGCACCCCGAACACGTCTTCAATCTCCTTGATTGATTCTTCAATCATGGGAAGGCGCGGAATCGACCAGAAATAGACGGGTACGACCTCTATCCCCTCGTCTTCGAGCGCAACCCATGCCGCTAGGCTGTCCTTGCCAAGCGAACAGGCGAGCATCACGGGCCTATCTTCTGCCTTTAGCTTTTTTCGGACTTCTGCCGATGTCGGCTGTCCTTTGATTATCGATGTCATTTTATCCACCTCCTAACTTAATGATTAACTCTAGCATATCATTTTGCAACTGTAAAGTTAATCATTAGAATTATTCGGGAAACAAAAAA